AGCCTAATGTCCTAGAAATAGCGTCAAATTGGAAGAAGAACGGACTACCTGCATACGACATACGATAAATAGCACGTTCTAAGAAGATTAGACCGTACTCACCACCCGCTAGACCTGTAATGTCACCACCATCAGGCACTATTTGTGAGTCAGACTGAGAAGCAGCACCCGGAGTCCAGTCAGTCTCGTCATTAATATCTGACCAGTAGACCTTATTTTCCTCGCCACCTACGTTAGCCGCTACAACAAAGTCTCGAACTACAGTTACAAATTTAGCAGCAGGAGCGGCAGCAGCCAAGTCAGCAAAGTAAGTCGATGAACCTAGATCATAAGCCTGTAACTGGTCTGCACCGTTGGCTAGAATCATCTTAGAGCCAAACTGAGTAATATCCCATGACTCAACAGTAGAATATCCAGTAGTGGTTAAGGCATCTAAGCCAGTATTACTAGGATTAAACTTGTAAATCTGTGTAGCACCAGCAGCAAATAACGTAGATGCACCAGCAAACTTACCAGCAAATGCTACCAATAAGTTCTGACCTGCATTATTTGAGTAATCTACTGCCTCACGTAACGGAGCATAGCCGTTAGTAACTGGATAACAATTAAAAGCATCAGTTACAGCACCAGTAACACCCGGCTGATCTGGCAACCACTCACCAAAAATAATCTTTTGCTTTGCCATTACTGTTTAGCCCAATTAGTTGATTCTGGAGTAACTACAGTCCATTGGTAACCAATAACATCACCAATTACACCCACATCAGCACTACCAGTAATAGCAGCAGTCCTAACAAATATACCTGTACCAAGAGCAGTAACTTCAGCATTTACAGTAATACTTCCATTACCAACAAGAACGGTTGTACCGTTAGCTGTGACAGTTGTAACAGAAGTAATTGCTGCTGTTCCTACTTGAACATTAGCGACATTAATTGATACCTGAGCATTGCCAGTAATGCTTGCAGCACCTGTAAACGTCTGAGTTCCTATAGCCGTTACAGTAGCAGTACCGACAATAGAAGCACTAGGCTCAATATCCTCGTTCTCGCAATAACCGCCAACCCAATAACCTTTTACTACGTATAGATCAGGAACGCATAGAGCAGTTACAGTCGCATTACCTGTAATTGATGCCGTTCCGAAAGTAAAATCTAATGCTTTTGCTGTTACTGTAGCAGTAGCCGTGATAGATGCTATACCGCCAGTATCTTCATTCTCGCAATAGCCAGCATCCCAATAACCAGCAGTTACGTATAGATCAGGTTGGCTTAGGTCGCCCTCACCGTAGCCTTGAACCCAATAGTCGAAATCGACATAATTAGTTGCCATTGACCTCTACCCACGCTTGAGTTTCCTCATCCCATGAGTACATTCCATCTGTAGGCATTGCTACTGGTGCTTGCCAAAGAAAATTGGAATTTAACGTCCAGCTTGGATATGGCTGTTGAGAAATAAACGCATCTATATCTGAACGATATATATAGCCAATACCAGCATAGTTTCCACGATAAGGAGTGCCGCCATTACTGTGAGTATTTCCTATCGTGTTATAGCTAGTACGTTTGCATACTTGACCACGAAAGTCACCGTACCATTGTTCCCAATCAACACCATCTTCACCTTCGTTTTTACCAACGATGACTTCGGTAACTATATTATTGCTGTCTAAAAATGCGTAATGAGCCATTTTATTCTTCCCTCAAATTTAATCCGGTAAGGCTTTCGTCTGAACCTATATGACCTTTAACAAACGTATTAAACGCAATGCTAATTCTTGTGTTGTCATCTTCTTTAGTCTGTACCATGTGCGTTAGATGCGATGGGAATAGAATCAAGTCACCCGCACCAACAGGAAACCACCATGACTCAGAGTTATAAGGATTGTATTCAGCAGCAGGAACTTTAATGCGCTCGTAACCATCCTTGTAAAAGTAAATCTTATCTACTTCTCTATCAGCTTGAGGATAAAACACACCAGACACTACGCTATTTGGATGCGCATGTTTATGATGATGCTGTCCTTTTTCTGTGTAATTTGCCCAACTCTGAGTTAAATATAAACTCACATCAAACTTAGGAGCATGTATTGCTTTGAAATATTCCATCATAGAATCTTCAATAAACTCACGCATCTCTGTAAGTTCTTTGCTCTTTAGAATCTTACGATCCTTGCTAGTCGTATTACCTTCGTTAGCGTAATGCTCCTGACCCTTGATGAACTCTAATTCAGCTTCAGTAAGATCACGACCAAACTTAAAGAACGCTACCGGAGTAGGAAATAAATTATTAATTACCATGAAATATCGCCAGTTCCAGCAGTAAATTTGTAGATTGTATTTCCACCAGACGTAGTTTTTGTATAAGTTAATCCAACACCAATAGATGCTAAATCTGCATTTGTTGAAGGATAAGAAATAATAACTATGCCGGAACCACCAGCACCGCCTGTAGATACATAAGGCCCATTATTTGCTTGACCGCCACCTCCACCGCCGCCGCCTGTATTTGCTCCTCCAGCACCACCTGAAGATGTGTTTGGTGTATCAGAAGATGATGTTCCAGCCGCACCTGAATTTAAAGCAGACCCACCACCACTTCCAGCCCCAGCACTAGATTGACTTCCGCCACCACCACCACCGCCTAAACCACCATTGCCTCCGGTTACAGGACTATTCCAAGTTCCACCCCCACCGCCACCAGAAAAATAATAACTTGTTCCTAATATGCTACTAGCAGCTCCGTTACCACCATCTCCTGCTACTGCTGGTGAGTTTTGCCCACTGGTTCCAGCCGCAGATGAACCGCCACCACCACCACCCATTCGCCTATCACCAGCACCAGAAGTCTGAGCATTACCGCCATTATTACCTTGGCTTGGTGAAGTGTTTGGAGAATTACCTGTACCACCTGTTGAACCTGATGGGTCTTGTGAACCACCACCACCACCAGACCCGCCGTTACCCGCCGTACCAGATGGGAAAGAACCACCACCACCGCCGCCATTTGAAGTGATAGTGCTAAATACTGAATTACTACCAACGCTTCCGGGATTATCACTGTTAGAAGTTGTCGCACCACCAGCACCTACAGTTACCGTGTAAGAAGTCGATGCGGCTACACTTAAAGTAGATTCTCTATAACCACCCGCACCGCCACCGCCACCATGCCTTGCTGCGCCACTACCACCTCCAGCTACAACAAGATAACTAACGCTAGATGGAACTCCACCAATTCCAGACATTGCTTGCATTAATTTAGTATAAGAAAACATTATGAATCCTTATGGTGTGTAGCCTTGAGCGATAGAGCCGTACCAATTAGTACCGTCTGCAACAAACGTCAGAATGTCCATCTTGCCAGCAGTCGCAGTAATGGTCGGAGCACCAGCAGTACCAAATTTCACACCAGTAAACGTAGCAGTACCGTTACCAGTTGATGCAGCTTGCTTCAATAACAGAACAAATGACTTACCAGCCGTAGCAGTAGGCATTGTGAACGTGCAAGCCGTAGAAGCCGTTAAAGTAGCTGTCTGAACTGTACCGTTAGTCAAAGACAATGTACTTGCCGTAGTTACCGTACCAATAGAAACTACACCTTCAGTATAGTTATTAACTGTTGGGTTAGTTAACGTGGAACTAGTAGCTGTAAGCGCACTAATAGATGCGCTTGTAAGAACTGAGCTTGTAGCCGTTAAAGCAGTAATAGTCGCACTTGTTAATGTGATAATTGAAGCACTACCACCAGATTGAATCTTGTCTGAGTTAAGGTTCGTAAAGTTTTCATCAACCTCAGCATAACTAAGAGCGGAACCTTTACCAGCGCGGGTAACGATAGTAGACATAATTTACCCCTTACGCCAAAGTTACGGTTAGATTCGTAGCAGTTACTTTAAATATATCACCAGTAGATATAGTCTTGCTTGTATCCAATGCTGTGTGATAAAGCAGATTACCTGCTGTTACCGCATCACGAATACCTACGTGAGTAATAGTTCCCCATGTATTTGTACATTGTGGAAACTCAATCGCAGAACTATTAGACGTAGCACCACCAGACGGAGCACTAAACGTAATAGATTGGCGTACATACGAGCCACCTGTGACTTCAGTACCAGTATCGGCATCTGTAGGATCGTTAGTGTATAAAGCTAAGAAAGTGGTAGTCGGCGCAGTGTAACTCGTAGCACGTAACGTACCGTTAATTAAAGCATTTTCAAGATAGTTACTTATTTCAGCCATGATTTACCTCACACTCATTGACATAGGTTGACCACCGTATTCACCATTCTGGTCGGCAGTAGAAATTGCTGTAATGCTACGATCATACAAAGCTGCCCATGTTTGAAGTCGTGCATCATTCATCAAATATGGTTCAGCCTCTCCCAATGCCGCATACAGCAGAGCATCAGGATAATTACTTAGAAATACGTTAACAATATTAGTATCAGATAGATACTGTGGTTTCCCATAATATAACATTTGTATGCTGTAAACGCTATCAGGTATAGGAGCAAACTGAATCTCTGAAGCCAGAATCGTGTAGTTCAATGGCTTACCTGAATCAGTAGTCCTAGCTATTGCATAAAATGAATTAGGTGAAAGGTAAGTGACTGAAGAAGCTGGAGTAGTACGTAGATGTACGTCACGCATCTCTAGGAAGTCCGTAGGCAAGCCGATAGTCTCCTCGCCTCCTGTGGTATCAGCACGAGCAACAATGAGCATCTGGCGCGTTCTGATGTCTCTACGGAGCCGTTCCTCAGCCAGTTGGATAAAGTCCGGTATCTGTGCAGTCAGATCACTACGACCTAAGTAACTCGCTATCGTAGATTTTAACGAACTGTAATCCGTCA